TGGGCTTCATCGAGGAAAACACATTGTAGTGGTGGACAACGGTCCTCCTCGACAAACTTGGAAATCATATCAGAAAACTCAACCATACCTGTGCTTTCTTTATATGTATTTAAATCTTCGGCTATTTGTTCTGTTAACCAAACATCAGTGCTGTAATGTAAATCTAAATACATGGCTGCGTTTTCAATACTTGTCTTTTTATTTCTAGCTAATTCTATAATACGCATGTGTGGGTTTTGATGTTCTACATGTCCATTAATACTTAGTCTTGATTCAAAGTTTAAATTTTGACAGATCTTAGAAAAATTTTTAAAACCCTTCCATTTATCTCCTGTAAGCAATTGTGTCTTTGTATTAATGTTAGACTCTCTTGTACCCATAGAGTGCATTGTGCTTACATATACTTTATCATTTTTAATTCTTTCTTTGGCCACGTTGGCTGCTACATTACTAAAGGCTATGTATGCAATCTTTTTAGGATCTGTGCCTTGTTTTAATTCTTTGTCTAGATATTGCATCAAAGTAAATGTTTTACCTGTGCCTGGTGGTCCTGGTATAATAACTCTATGCAAATGGCACCTCTTTCATTTTATCTTTTCTCGTATTAGGTTTATCTAATTTAATTGTAGGCAGTGACATATATCTTGTGCTTTTACCATCTATCTTGCCCGTGATCTCCTCTGCATCAAATAATGTCTCTAGCATTCTTGCTGTCTTTTGTTTTTGATATTTCTTTGTGTCCCAGATTTTTGTTCTTACTACATACTTCCAAAAGTCTTTAAATTTAAAATAACTTACACCATCTTCTGTGTACGACAGTCCACGCAATACATCTTTCCAATCTTTGCCTGGTATCTTGTTTACATATTCTGCAATTATTTCTTTTAGTTGCACGTCTATCTTTGTAGACTCTGGAGCTTCAATAGGTATTGTGTCTTTTAATAATTTATTTATTAGCTTTCTCCACACCAATTTAGCAATCGGAGGCATGGCTTGATTAATTTGCTCTAAACATTTTAGTGAGAATCTATCTGGTTCATGTAAGTCTTGTGATTCTACTTCTACAACTTCTTCACCAACAGTCACATAATACAACGGTGGATCAGAATCGTATTTCTGTATTTCTTTTATTTCTACTTCAGGAACACCATCACCTACACCGTATTCTTGCATGACACATTTTTTAGAATTACAATAAGATGCAATAGGTTCATCTTTACACTTATAATTATATTCTTTGCCATCAATAGATTTTATTAATGTATCTATTTCTTTTTTATCTAGTGGTGGTTCACAATAAGAATCATTGTATTTAAATATTTCTATTTGCCATTTGTCAGGAAATCTTTTTTTACAATATACACCAAAGTTATACATGGCATTGTTTCTTTGGCCGTTGGGTATTCCTTGTTTAGCGAGTGTAACCAAACATGGTGGCGCACCTTTGAGTAGATTGTCAACAACTTTTTCTTCTTGTATAGTTAATTTTGATAGTTGATCCTCTGTAAGTTTTAGTTTACTATGCGCTTCAAAAAATTGAATTAGATCCATAGCTGATCCATCATCTTTAATAGCATATCTCATAGACAATAACGCATTATGATAAGGTAAATTTAAAAAACTACCTGTGCCTCCTTTACTCATGTCTACTTTATTTTGTTTTGGAAATATTTCTGCATTAGCATAACCAAGTTTGGCTGCCATCTCTTTTAATTTACCTCTAAATAATGCTGCAGGTACAAATGTATCTGTAAATAAAAATACGTGAGCACCACCAGATTTAGATCTACACACTAATAATGGAAACTTATATTCTCTTATTTTTCTAATTAATTCTTTGTGATCAAAACCTTGATACACATCTATGTCTATACAAGACCATTTACATTTATTCTGTTCATTTATGGGTATAATACCAAGAGCAGGATCTTTACCTAACAAATGATCTGTAAACATTTGTTTAGTTGGTCTTTGTTTAATTATAAAAGATTTTGTTTTGTGCTTTCCTCTTTCATCAAACTCATCTGTCTTTCTAGTTTGACCGTATGCACTATACGAACCTTCAAATATATTTATAAATTTATCTACGTCTGTCATCACCACTATGTTTTCGGAGGCGGGACGAAGCAACGAACCGCCCCCAAAACTTGTTATGCCTTGTTTTTGATGCCTTCGTAGAACTTCTTCGCTCGTTCGTACATATTAGCATCTTCTAACATTCCAACTTTTTCTACGTTGTAGCCGTACCATTGATTACCTTTTCCTGTATTTAATACAGAAGATAATTTATAAATGTGACTAAACGATGGTGGTGTGTATGGTCCATCTTTTCCATCTAAACTAATAGATTTCATCATGGAGTTCCATTTTCTGCTGACTTTACCTTGAGATGAACTCATAGATATCATGGCAGTTTCAGAACCTTTCTCTCCTACAATTATTACAAAGTGCTGACCAACAGTTAAGATGTAATTACCATTTTGTAATCTATCTTTACCATCAGGTCCCTTTGTAGTTTTTTCTAGAATATCCGAAGTATCTGGATAAATCATTTCAGGTCTACCTGAACCTGTTCCATAATCTGCCCACTCTTGGTATTCTAATTTATAATGACATGGAATAACCTGTATTCCTTTATCACCATTATATAACTGTTTCGTAACAGTGTTTAAGAACATACCAGGCTCTGCACCTTCTACGTAATTTTGATTACGTTTCTGTGCTTCAGCTGATCCATTCTGTAAAAGTTTTAAGATAGGTGGAGCCAGACTTTCTGTCTTCACATTCTCAAAACCAGCTTGCGCATCCGCTTCAAACAATGAAGCTGAAGGCAAGTTTGCTTTTTTAGTTGCTACTTGTTTCGCGTCACTCATTTCTAGTTTCTCCTTGTTATTTTTGTTTGGTTACCCTCAAACG